AAGTAGGATGGGACGCATACAAGCGTGTAGCAGACGAAATCATGACGATGCTCGATAGGACAGGATTGCTTCATGGCTACAGCTTCAACAGCTGGAGTGATGTAGTTTTATACAGTGAAGCATTTATAGAGGAGTGGCTAGGAAGCCCACAAACCTCGTTGTACTACAGCCTTCAGGTAATGGGAGACGTTCAGGATAAGTCTGATGCTTACGCAGCGTTAGGAGATACTGACGTACAAGATTACTTGGCAAGCATTGTAGAATTAGAAAAGAATACAAATGAAATTACATGTGACTGCCAACAATGAACCCCTACATAAAATTACAAAACAGAAAAAGAACATGGACACCAGTCCAACCTACAAAAGGAGTACTGAAAGAAGGTGCTGAAGAAACCATCAAACGTGCACTCGCAATACGTCATATGGAGCTACCAGTTGGAGAATTTATTTCTCAAGGTCTGGAGAAAGAAGTCCCGGAAGCAGCGAGGACACTTCTTGAGTCAAACGTACAAGACGAGATTAAACATGATCTCGCTTTGGGCTTCATTGTTGACGCCCATGGGGCTGATCCCCAAGCTGAACTGGAAGCAAAGAGGTTAAGAGATGCTTGGATTGCACACCCTGACCACACTATTACCAAAGCTCTCGTTGCAGAACGAGCTATATTTTTTGTTCTACTACCTATGTTTCGCTTTCTTGGTGACGCTGCTCTCAGAACAGTATCAGCTGATATATCCAGAGATGAACAAATACACGTTGCGACAAATAGTCTCGTATGTGCTGAGTTGGGTCTTGTTCCTAGCACTTCTTTGGATAAGCTTCGGAAGGCAACTATACACTGGGTACTACAACCCCTAAGAGAGAACCACACTGATAAATATTTAGCGAAAAAATTTTGGCTGGATGCGAGCGATCAGTTAATGTATCAGGGCAAAGCCCCGCAGTTCTCAGACACAAAAGCAGCTCGTATGCCAGCGTTCTTTGAACATGCAAACACCAACCTCCCACAATATGCTTGAGTCCATCATCGGACCAACCATTAGTTCTATACAAGTAGAGCTAGAAGAAAACTTCCCACCTGTGAATCCACATCCGAAGCAGAGCATCGGCGAAGTCATGTACTTAGCCGGTCAACGCTCGGTGGTCGAGTGGTATAACAAACGAATCAGTAAAGATGAGTAATGTCACATAAACAAGCAGCCAAAAAACGGCACCAAAAGTTTAAACAAACCAGAGTGCAAACCTTTGGTGGTAAGAAAACTAAATTTAGTAAAGCAGAAAAGAAACGAATCGAAGCAGCAGGCTACAGTGTCAAGGGATACAGCTCTGCTTCACCAAAAAGTGATACATCAGTACAGATATCTAAAGATATTGCTAGGTACGGTAACACTGTACCAGCTGGTTCGTTTGGTATTAGTAAAGCTGGTAGAGAACAGGCTGAACGTCAGAAGTCAGTGCAAGGTAGATTTATGCCTAGCAACCCTACTTTTAGAGGAGTGGGAGCATTCTCAGGACCAAGACCATATAGGGATAGTGATTATCTAACAGCTAAACCTTATGTCAATGCCCTTAAGCAGACGTTCGGACCAAACGCTACCTTACAAGGTAACAGATTTAATCCAGCAGACAGAGTAGCTGCACAAGGTGCTGGCTTGGTAGATTCTGGCGTAGGTCTGGTTAACGCATTTAAAAACATGGGTCCACAAGGGCTGCTTGGTTTTGGTAAAAAGATACCTAACGTACCTACGTTACCTAAGTTTCAAGATGCAAACTTACAGAAGTTAAGAAACTTTAGTTCGGTTGCTATACCAGCAGCTTTCACAGGAGGTGCAGCTAGTAGATTAAATAAGGTAGGGTTAGGTCAAGAGGTGAGTCAGATGACTCTAAGGAACTCAGCGTTTAATGCTGGAGTACGACCAACTCTGACTAAGACTGGTATCACAGGTGTAGGTCCGTTAACTATTGCTAAAGCATTTACACCGGGAATGTTAAAAACAGGTCCAACAGCTGGAGGATCAGCAGCTATACTTGGTACAGCAACAGGACTATCAGCTGCACAACAAGCTAAGGCTACTGATACTCAGACTGGTGGTCTAAATATTGGTAGAGAAACACCAAGCAACACTGGAAGATCTCTAACCAGTAGAGCACTTGGTGCTGTTGATGCAGTAGTTGGTACTGATCTTGATGGACTAGGTGGTCGAACAACACCATTTGGTGAACGATTAACTTCAAGTATTGATTCGTTTGGTACACTTAGACAAAACATGTCTGACTTAGGTATGAATATGGGTGGCAAACTTAGTCTAAAAGGTCTTCAAAATACAGCTAAAAATATTAGTACTACAGGTAAGAAACTAAGCATGGAAGACTTGGCTACAAGCACAAGCTTTGCCAAATCATTTAAAGATAAACCTCTTGATGCTGTAGCAAATCTAAATCCTGATAGTAGTAAAAGAGTAATCAAGACACTCAGTGCCTTAGATAAGAATCAAGATGTTAGTGAAGCCTTAGCTAATTATGGTGGAGAAGGTTTCCAAAAAGGACTACGTGATACTGCTAGTCTTGCTCAAGATAGTTATGATAAACTAAGCACTGATCCGAAAGCGAACCGCAAGGTTGTATCTAATATACTTAAAGCTGATGATCCTAAAGCAGACTTTATGAAAAGATTAGCTTTCCAACAGAAAGAAAATCCACAGTTATCTTTAAGATCTAAAATAAGATATGCCTCAGACCCAAACTTTAAACAGTATATGGGTACAGATAGACAGGGAAATAAAGTCTTTGAAAATAAAATTAAAGGCATCAATAGAAAAGAGATGGGTATTATTGGTGGCTTAGGTAACTTCGTACTATCTAATCAAGGTCGAGATGTAGTAACTGGTAACGTACCGGGTACTAACAACGCACTTGACTTAGCATCTAACATTATTAATACTGGAAGAGATCCAAGCTCACCTACTTTTAACGCATCACAACGTTTCCTACGTACGATAGGAGCTGGAGGTCAGCCTACTCCCGGTTCAATTATTAGAGGTATTAACCCGTTCAGACGTATCGGAAACACTCGGGGAAACAGCATAACACGAGGTTCTAACACACCAGTTGGTAGGGTACCACAACTACAAAACCCAGCCGAAGTAGAACTACCACTAATACCAGAGTCGCGACCACAACAACTAGGCACAGATCCAAACAGGCTAGCTGATATACAGAATCAATCATATCAGAATACGTTTAATAACTTATCGGCTCAGTTCAGACCAAGATATACACCCCCAAGAAGAAGAACTTTTAGAACATCATTTAACAGAGATTATTTCTCACAATATGCATAAACAATGACAGCAAAATCTAGGTATGATAGTTTATCCAGCGATCGTTCCCAGTTTTTGACCGAAGCAGAAGACGCAACAAAACTTACATTACCATATCTTATCCGTGGTCACGAGGAGGATCACAAAGGTATGAAACAACTGAAGACACCTTGGCAGTCCGTGGGGGCTAAAGGAGTGGTAGCCTTAGCATCAAAGCTATCGCTATCACTCGTACCACCACAGACTAGCTTCTTTAAGCTACAGCTAGATGAATCTCAGTTAGGTGAACAGTTTGAGCCACAGGTAAAATCAGAACTTGACTTATCCTTTGCAAAGATAGAGCGTACTATTCTTGACGCTATCGCTGCATCAGATGATCGTGTAGTAATACACCAAGCATTACAACATCTAGTTGTAGGTGGTAATGCTCTTATCTTTATGGGCAAGACAGGACTAAAGCTTTACCCTCTTAATCGCTACGTGATAGAACGAGACGGCAACGGCGACGTGATTGAAATTATTACAAAAGAAAGAATCAATAACAAACTTATTCCTAACTTTGAGATTACAAAAGAAATGTTAGGAGGAGATGATCCAGACACGCATGAATGTGATGTCTACACGCATTGCAAGCGTGACAATAACAGATTTGTATGGCATCAAGAAGTACACGACAAACGTATACCCGGTACAAATGGTAAGGCACCAGTCGATAGCACACCATGGCTACCACTACGATTTAATACAGTAGATGGAGAAGCGTATGGTAGAGGCAGAGTCGGACAGTTTATCGGAGATCTTAAGTCTCTCGAAGCATTGTCACAGGCTATAGTAGAAGGTAGTGCAGCAGCAGCTAAGGTTGTATTTACTGTATCACCATCATCTACAACCAAACCACAGACGCTAGCAGCAGCTGGAAATGGTGCTATCGTACAAGGTAGACCAGATGACATAGGTGTTATACAAGTCGGTAAGACAGCTGACTTTGCTACGGCATTGCAGCACATGCAGACACTCGAGAAGCGATTGAACGAAGCGTTCCTAATCCTGTCCGTTAGGCAGTCAGAACGTACAACCGCAGAAGAAGTACGCATGACACAAATGGAACTAGAACAACAGTTGGGTGGGCTCTTCGGATTGCTCACGGTTGAGTTCCTAGTACCCTATCTCAATAGAAAACTTAGCATATTCCAGAAGACAGGTGAAATACCACGTATACCAAAAGGTATGGTCAAGCCTATCATTGTAGCTGGTATTAATAGTCTAGGTAGAGGTCAGGATGTACAAGCACTAGGTGGTTTCTTACAAACCATAGCGACTACTATGGGACCAGAAGCTATCTCAACATACATAAATCCAGACGAGGTTATCAAAAGACTAGCAGCAGCACAGGGTATAGACGTACTAAATCTTGTGAAGAGTGTAGAAGAAAGACAGCAAGAAGATCAGCAAGCAGCACAACAGCAAGCAGAACTCGAAGCTATCAAGGGCACACCAGCTCTGATGAAAGCACCAATGCTAGATCCAAGTAAGAACCAGAATATGGCACAACAACAACAACCACCAGAAGAATTATAATGGCAGAAACATTAACGATGGAGCCTAATGTAGAGAAGACAAGTATTGACAATCTCTCTGCTGAAGAACAGGACTCCTTACAAGTTGGTGAGCAGATGCAAGAAGCTCAGGACAACCTACTAGCTGGTAAGTATAAAAATGCTCAAGAGCTAGAGAAAGGTTATCTTGAGTTACAACAAAAGCTTAACACAAAAAATGAAGCACCACAAGAAGAAGCACAAGAGGAGAAGTCAGAAGCTCCAGCCGAAGTTAGTGTATTAGATAGAATGTGGGAAGAAGCTACATCAGGTAATGAGTTTAGTGAAGAGCTAACCAAGGAGATCAATGAAATGTCTCCTACTGATATAGCCAATGCTTACTTAGATTATAGACAAAAGCAAGAAGAGCAACAACCAGCTGCTCGTGACTTTTCTGAAGCAGACATAAAAGAACTGAAAGGTATAGTAGGTGGAGAACAGAACTACTCTAACATGATAGACTGGGCACAGAAATCTCTGAATGAACAAGAGGTT